AATTGGGCGTTTGACATCTACCGCAACGACATCCCCTCAACGGAGGTGCCGCGAGAGGTCAAGCAGGCCAGCTTTGAGGCCGCTCTGCGTGAATTGGTAACGCCCGACTCATTGCAGCCAGACTGGAACCCTGCAAACCAGAACAAGCGCGAAAAGGTCGACGTGATCGAGGTGGAGAAAATGGCTATTTACGGCCCGACTTCAGTTCTGCCAATAGTCAATATTATTCGCGGCATCATATCGCCAGTGCTAACCGGCCCGATGGGGTCGTCTATTTCCGGCGGCGTGGCTCGAACATAATGACCGGATTTAATTACACAGTCCTGCGCGACAACACAGCGCAGCCGCTGATTGATCGGTTTGGTAAGGATGGCACCATAACCGCGACAGCGTCAGACGGCCCAGCGTGGAACCCTGGCGGCGGCACTGTGGTAACAACCGAGACAGCAGTGCGCTTGGTTCAAACTGAGTTCAAGGCCGAAGACCGAGCCGGAACGCTCGTGAAGGATGATGATCTACTGTTTATCGTTAGCACGCAGGGCGACCCAGATATCAGGCTGGCGAATACGCTTACCGTTGATGGTCAGGTTTACCAGATTGTCCGAGTGATGCCATTAGCACCGGGGCCGGTTACAATGTTGATTCGATTACACGTCCGAGCCTAATGAAAGACAACGTGACTGACATTAGCGCCGGAAATAAGCCAGACGCAGAACTAGCCCGCCTAATCGACGCAGTGGAAGACATGCGCGAGCAGCTAGAAGCGCGGGACAGCCGCCCAGAGGACATTAACCAGATGCTAGGCACCTGTCTAGCCGTCTACCTACTACAGAGGCTCTAAATGGCCGCTACAAGACGCCAGCTAATCCAGCTACTCGACAAACTTGAGGGGCCGATTCGTGCTGCGTTCTTGGCTGATGTTCTGAATATCCGATCACGCGCACAGATTGCAGCGTTGGAAGCGGCGATTGCAGCAAACGATATTGATGCCGTTATGCGTGCAGTCGGATTGCGTCCAGGCTCAATGCAGGATGTTCGCGAGGCCATGCGGAATGCGTACATTGAAGCCGGTGTATTTATCATGGCTGCCGATGTGCCTAGACGGTTCGGCATGACGTTTGATTTGAATAACCCACGAGCAGAGCAGTGGATTCGTGAGCACTCCAGCGCGTTTATCACCCGCATCAACGAAGAACAGCGCGAGAGTATCCGGGCGGTGCTAAATGAGGCACTGATCGCTGGACGCAACCCGCGCAGCACGGCGCTGGACATAGTGGGCCGCATATCAGCCCAAACAGGGCGCAGACAGGGCGGCATTATTGGATTGAACGGGCCGCAGGCAGAAGCAGCACGCCGCGCACGCCAGCAGCTTGATAGCTTGGACGCTGCATACTTTCAGCGCAAATTGCGTGACCGGCGCTTTGATAGCATGGTCAGAAAAGCCATTGAATCCGGTACGCCATTGACACAGGCCAATATCAACCGGCTGGTCGGTCGCTATGAAGATAGGCTGCTGAAGCTAAGAGGCGACACTATCGGTCGCACAGAGTCTCTAAGCGCGTTAAACGAAGCGTCCGACGAATCATTGAGGCAAGTGGTAGACGAAGGACTAGCGCCACGAGAGGCCGTCGAGCGGATCTGGCGGCACAGCTTCAGCAAGAACGAACGCCCCGGTCATTTAGCCATGAGCGGTGAAAGCAGAGGCATTGATGAGCCTTTCGTCAATCCCGTTACCGGCGCTGTATTGATGCACCCTGGCGAAGGTTCAGCCAGCGAAACGATCAATTGCAGATGCCTAATCGAGCATAAAATCGACTTTATTGCAGTAGAACTAGCCGCATGACCAGTTTTCAGCAGCAGGTGGCAAATTACACCAAGAAGTACGAGAAACGGCTTCGGGCTGCAGCGCGCGAGGCCGTACAGGAAACGGTTGCCATTGCTCAGACCCCTAGAGGCGCAGGCGGTCGGATGCGAGTTAAAACGGGCTTTCTACGAGCTTCGATTGTGGCTGGACTTGGCCGGATGCCGAGCGGCCCGACTCAGGCCATTGAAGACGCAACCTATAATTACACCGGCACGGCGGTTGCAGCCGCTTTGTTGCGATGGGATCCAAATACAGGCCAGACGTTCTTTGCTGGATGGTCGGCAAACTACGCTCGCCCACGAGAATTCCGTGATGGATTCCTGCGCGGGGCTACCGAGCAATGGCCGAAGACTGTGGACAGCGCTGCAAAGCGGGTTCGGCGCAGCATTTGATGATATGATTATGTGGCTAGGGTAATTCCCGAAAAGTCGGACATCCTAACCGGCCTGCCACACTTTTACAATTAGGACATTGAAATAGGAATCAATAACATGAACAATAAGATCACAACACCGCAAGAACACCGCGCCCTTTTGCTTGCTGCTATGGAAGCACTGCTCGAAGGCAGATTAAACGTACAGATGGCCAATGCGCTTGCTTCTATCTCAGCCGAAGTGCATAAAAACTTACGGCAAGAGTGGGATATGCGTGTTTATGCGGCTGAAAACCTCACCCTAGAACATGGTCAGGTCATAAAGATGATTGAGAACTGAGGTGCTGCTCGCGACAGCGCGGCACCGTTCAAGGGAAATCCAGACAATAGAAGATGCTCTGGGTTTTTTTGGCGAAATACAAGCAAGGACGCGGCCGCCTCTCGGGGGTCCTTTGTTGTTTTGTTACTTGCGAGATATAAAGGGCCTTAGTTATAATTCATACGGGAAACTTGGCTATGCGGATTATTGCAGGCATGTTGCCGAAAGATTTATAAAGTCTCGGAAACTATCGGAAGGCGTCTTTGATTTGAAGCGCGGCGCAGATGATAACTTACCAACTGGCGAGCCTGACTGCTGGCCGGGTGTTATTTTTGGCACTGTAGAATCAGTTGTAGAACGACTTTACGCATACAAGCATGAGTTTACATCTAAGCCAACTATCAGAGCGCTCCGCCGTTGTTTTATTGAGTTTGATAAAGACGCTGAAATTAACGATAAGGCGTGCGTCTATGCTTATGGAAGATTGCACATAACATCGTGCGAACGATCATACACGTCAATTAGAGCATTGGCAGACAACGATCCTGATTTGATAAACAGGTTTGAAATGAGAAACCGATTCACTAACTGAAGATAGAAAAACTTTACTAAGCCCTCTTAATCGAGGGCTTTTTTTATGGGCGCAATAAATGGCAACAGATATTCTGACAGCATTCCTGACCAGACTACAGGCGTTCAATTGGACCCCAGCGCTGCCCGTCATGTGGCCGGGTGTAAAAGGCGATCCGCCGAATACCGGCCAATGGCTTGAAGCGTCACTGTTCCCAGGCGAGCCCACTAACCTAGCTTGGAACGCAGACAGCGCCAGCGAGTTCATTGGATTTGCTCAAATCATGGTCGGCTACCGGCCGGGCACTGGCGAGGTATTGCCGTCACAGATAGCGGATGCAATCATTGCCCATTTCCCGAAATCGCTTGAATTGGGCGGCGTGCGGATTAGCAAAGCACCATATCGCAGCCCGTCATTTGTGGAGGATGGAAACAAGCTATTCATACCCGTGACGATCCCGTATCGAGGGATTGTCTAAACCCTAGTCGTAAAGAGCTATAGCGCCCGCAATTTTGCGGGTTTTTTTGTTAACACAGATGGAGTTTTATATTATGTCTAATACCAATATTGGTGGTACTTTTTCAATCTCAGTCGATTCTGTTGACGCTACCATTCCAGAAGTTGCAAACACGACCCTTGATGAAACCGCATTCGGTGCGCTTACGTGGCAAGCGGTTCCAAACATGGGCACGCACGGCGATACCGGCGTTGATCAGAATATGGTGTCCTTCCCGACTTGGGATAACTTGCTTACCGTGCAGCAGAAGGGCGCGGCTATCGGCAAGACCTATGAGGTCATTTTTCTTGATGAAGCCAGCGACGGCATGACCGCGCTACAGGCAGCTTCTGCGATTGACAATAACAACAACTTTGCATTCAAGCTCCAATGGCCTGACGGTCGCATCGAATACGGTCGCGGAGTCGTTTCAGCACCGGGCTACAGCAAGGGCAGCAACGAAGACTTTGCAACCGTTGCATTTAACATCGCAGCCAACCAGCCTATCGTCCAATCAGCGGTTTAATCGGCTGATTGCGAACCAACCACAGCCCGCCCAGCGCGGGCTTTTCTTTCAGCACTGGACAATTACTAAATGACAATTAACCTATCAGCATTAGAACTGACCCGACCAGAACGCAAGATCAATATCCTTGACAAGGCAAACGAAAAAACCGGCCTGACCCTTTTGATCCGGCCTGATACGGATGACGAATTCATCAAGGTTCAGCGCCGCGCTACTGACCGCTATTCCTCCGGAAAAAAGATCAGCGTGCGCGAGCGTCGCGAGATTGGCGAGAGCCTTTTGATGGCGCGTGT